GAAGAGTTTCCGTTTTGCTATCGTGGCGCAAAGAAACTGGTATCACCTGATATCAAGGTTCAATGCACACCGCCCTTTGGTGGGGGATTTCATAACTGGCATTCAGAGGTAAGTCACTATGAAAACATGGATCGTTGTTTGGTGTGGTCGTTCTACTTGAATGATGTGGATATTGATGAAGGAGAGACAGAATTTTTGTATGAGAAACTAAGAGTTCGTCCAAGAAAAGGTTTAGGAGTAATGTTTCCGGCCGGTTGGACGTTTCAGCATCGTGGAAACCCTGTACACACTGCTGATAAGTATATGCTTACGGGGTGGTGGCACTATCCAGCAGAGAAAGGATACTACAAGTGATTGGTGAGACAGTTAGTTATCTGAATGAATATGAAGAGAAAGTTACCGGCAAGGTAACAGATATCAGTTCGGATAGATTTGATGATGTGAAGTGGTTGGTTATGGGAGATGGTGAAATAGCCAGACCTCATTACTGGTCCAAGAAGAAAAAGTCCTACGAGCCCGTAAAGGACAAGGACATGGACTCTATTTACCTTGAGGTGAAAGGTAGGAGAAGTTACGAGTTCATTTATTTGAATGAGGTATTACTATGAAAACAAAGATGATGACAGAGGAAGATCAGAAAGCTGTTGCGAAGATGATCGAAAATGGATATGTGTTGACAGATGAAGTAGATACAGAACTTCCAACTGCAATTGATAATCCCGATACGAAAGCTGAGATGGCAATTCCATACGGAACACCAGATAAAGAAATTAAACTGCACAAGCGATCTCTAAAACAGCTGTTGGCGGAAAGAGCAAGCTGGGAAAAGAAGTTTACAGTTCGTAATGGTGGTATGCGAGGTCTTCCCCAGAGTGTTCGTAAAAGAATTGAACGTCTAGAAAAAGTTATCAACTATAAATCAGAAATTTTGAAAAGGGCAATCGAAGAAAATGAGTCTGGCAGCGTTAGCAAAGAGTCTTAAGCCTTCAACACAGTTTGATAGGCATCCCCTGTCAAAACAATTTTCAGAGAAGTTTCCAATCATAACTCTTGATTTGGAAGAAATGGCTGATAGAAAAGTTCATGAAGACCAAGATATGTCGTTAAACGAAAATCTTGAACGTCAAATTCGAGAACATGGCGATAGACAACAAAAGAGAACGAATGTCAAGGCATCTATGACCGATTGGTATATGCAAGATACCAGTAAGGGGTTTCAGTGGGTGTGTAATCATGCAATGATGTTAGCATCAGAGAACAATCCTCAAAATTTAGACATGATACCGTATGATTGTTGGGGAGCAATCTATCGTGAGGGTGATTATACGGTTATGCACAACCACTGGCCCCACCTCTGGAGTTTTGTTTACTATGTCAACTGTCCAGATGGATCAGCACCGCTGTTATTTGATAGATGCCTTCATCCCGGCAAAGGTATTGAACGTGTGGTTCCAAAAAGAGGACTTATGGTTTTATTTCCTGGCTGGGTGCATCATTCTGTACCAAAACATATAGGTGAAGACCGAATTGTGGTTGCTGGTAACCTCTCTATGAACCCATTTTCGCATTTAAAGACGTTAGAGGACCGTGGATTGGGTCAATGGCGGTCTGTTTATGGGTCTAGAGGAAATACTCAAAGATTATAATTACTAAATAAAATCTACCATGTCAGTAAAATACAAAATTATCCGTAGGGATATAGTATGTGATAATATGGATGGAAATGTAGCGCAAGAAACTTTAGCTCAATTGCGTGATTGTAACCCCGATATTGAATATGAAGTCATTAAATATGACTTTATACCACCTGAAGCCAAACGAATGGGGCGTGATCCAGACTTACATTAATCGTTATAAATAATTCTGAAAAGGATTATTTTATGACAGACACAATTAATTTTATGGGCCTGGATGGGTTTGCCTGGTTTGTTGGTGTAGTAGAGGATAGAAATGATCCCGAGCAACTTGGTCGTGTTCGGGTTCGTTGTCTTGGGTGGCATACTGAAGATTTGAGTGCATTACCTACAGCAGAGTTGCCGTGGGCCCATGTCATGCATCCTGTAACTGACCCATCTATGCACGGTATGGGAACAACGCCCTCATTTCTTTTAGAGGGTGGATGGGTAGTTGGATTCTTTCGAGATACAGAGTATCAACAACCAGTTATTATTGGAACGCTACCTGGCGTGCCTCTCAACCCTGCTGATCATAAAAGAGGATTTAATGACCCTCGACATATGGACTCGACTCAAATAAACTTTGCTGGTAAAAAACAATACGCAAAGGAAGATAAGGGCGGGAAAGTATATAATCCCGGCGAGGATGGCGGAACCATTGAGGATTACAATCCAGCATACTCTCAACAATCATATGGCCCATATCCACTAGGCGGCGATGATGGTAAGGGCGGTAAGTTTAGTAGGTCATCTGGACATACCATTAAAGAATCAGACACAAACAGACTCGCCAGGAACGGTGGTCATGCTGTATTGAGTTCTAAAGATATAGATTATGATCCCGAAACTGCTCCTCAAGGTAGGACCAAAGATGTTTTTGTTGCTTTATATGAGCCAGATGCTGAAAATGGTAATGATATTATTGGCAATAAGGTAGGTAACAAACAACATACTGTGGATGCATCAAGAACAGTTGACTCTATCAATACAGATGTAAATGAGAATAAATGGGTAGAGCCAAGTACCACATCCCCATCCTCAAATGGTAATCCCAGATATGACACAAAATATCCGTACAATCATGTATTTGAAACAGAGAGCGGTCATATCAAAGAGTATGACGATACTCCAAACGCAGAGCGTATCCATGAGTATCACAAGTCAGGAACATTTTACGAGATAGACACAGATGGCAACAAACAAACCCGTATAGTAGGAAACAATTATGAGGTAATTGCGGGAACTAATTTCGTCAACGTCAAGGGAGATGTAAATCTAACCATCGACTCAAATTGTAAAACGTATATTAAAGGTGATTGGGATATACAAGTTGACGGCAACAAAACTGAGCTCATAAAAGGTAGTCACTCGAAAACTGTCAATCAAAATCATACTGAAGTGGTATCTGGCACACAAACATCAACCATTGCTGGAGCGGTAACAGAGTCTTACAGTTCATCACTCAACACAACCATTGTTGGCACAACTGGAATATTACATCAAGACGTTGCCACATATCACTATGTTGATGATTTCAAAGAAAAGATCGACAAAGATCATTATATTGACAAAGAGGGCGGAAAGGTTGATCATACTCATCCGGTTAGCCCACCAAGAACATCTGGTGAGGAACCAGTAGAGGGTCTATTAGAAATAGATGATGTGTTATGATAATAAGAAAAAAAAGTTTAGTTACGGTTGACATACTGTACTGGATGCCTGATTATGAAAACATATTGCAGCAGTTCATTTGGCAAACTAAGGATGTTGTGCCAGACATACCAAGGGTGCATAAATTCTTAAATTATTGGCATGACAATATTGATGCGGTCATATCAGAGGTAAAGGTTGCTGATACTACAGATCATAGTTATCTACCAGTGAAGGATGTGTATACTTTACGGTAAACCTTATAAATAAACAAAACCCCTTTTGGAGTGGTGATGGCTACCATAACTAAAACACAAAGTTTCAAAGATTTAACTGGATTGAGAGATGCAGAAGGAACTAACGATTCAAATCTCAACGGTAGACAGTATAGAGATTTAGATTTGTTTTTTACAAAACGATCAAGAGATAAAGATGTTAATGTTCTTTCAAATGTGACTGCGATTAAACGATCTGTTAGAAACCTTGTGTTGACTAATTTTTATGAAAAACCTTTTCACCCAGAGATAGGCTCTGGTGTGAGAGAGTTGTTGTTTGAAAATGCAAACCCGTTAACATCTATAGCAATAAGTCAATCAATAACCGATGTTATAAACAATTATGAACCACGAGCAAGACTTAATAGTGTTACAGTTTTTGACAACATTGATGCGAATGAGTATGAAGTTACCGTAAATTTCACTGTTGTAAATGGACCTCCAGAAAATGTTGAATTATCACTGACAATGGAGTTACTACGATAATGGCAAACAATCAAAAATTAGAGATCACAGGCCTTGATTTTGACACGATTAAAGACAATCTCAAGACTTACATGAAAAATCAACAACAATTTCTTGATTATGATTTTGAGGGATCAGGCATCAATGCTCTTCTTGATGTATTAGCCTATAATACACATTATCTAGGGTTCCATGCGAATATGTTGGCAAATGAGATGTTCATTGATACGGCGCAGTTGCGATCAAGTGTCGTCTCTCATGCAAAAACACTGGGATACGTTCCTCGTTCTGTGAGAGCTCCAAAGGCGAACGTTAATGTCACGTTAAATGATCGTGCCCTTGCAACTGCAACGATGAATGCTGGACAAGTTTTTACCACTACCATAGACAATGTTGAATATCAGTTTGTTACAGTTGCAGATTTTAGCGCAACTCAAACTGGAACGAACCTAGTATTCTCTGACATTCCAATTTACGAGGGCACATATGTAACGACTCGATACACAGTGGACACATCTGATGTTAATCAAAGATTTTTGATAACTTCAAATCAAGCGGACACAACAACCTTATCTGTTCAAGTTCAAAACTCAAGTTCAGATTCAACTACGGAAACCTACAATTTAGCAACTGATATCACCCAACTTACTGGTAGTAGTGTTGTTTATTTTTTGCAAGAGGTAGAGGATGGTTTGTTTGAGGTTTATTTTGGAGACGGTGTGGTTAGTAAAGCGGTAAGTGACGGGAACATAGTTATTCTCAAATATGTCGTCACAAATATCGCAGAGGCAAATGGCGCATTTTCATTTACTAACTCTGGTGCGATAGACACGGTAACTGACGTTACAACAACAACTATGGCAGCTGCATCGGGCGGTGCTGCAGCAGAAAGCACACAGTCTATCAAATTGTCTGCTCCTCTTGATTACGCATCACAAGGTAGGTGTGTCACCACGAATGATTATAAAGTGTATGTTCAAAAGTTTTATCCTCAAGCAACTGCCGTTCAAATTTTTGGTGGAGAAAATGGATCGTTCGATTCAAGTCTTGGGGTTGTGTCAACACCAGACTATGGTAAGGTTTTTATTTCAGTCAGAAATAATTTAGGCACTAATTTAACAACAGATGAGAAGGCAACTTTAGTATCAGATTTGAGTCCATACACAGTGGCCTCTATAACACCAGTTGTCGTTGACCCAGATTTTATTTATTTATTTTTAACAGTTTCTTTCAAATTTAATTCTCTTGCAACGACAAAGACAAAAGATACTTTGGTGACAGAGGTTACGAAAGCATTAACCACATATAATACAAATGAGTTAACAAAATTTGATGTTATTTTTAGACACTCACAATTATTAAGACAAATTGGTGATGTTGATGGCTCGATTACGAGCATAACTGTCTCACCTCTTGTGGTTAAGTATTTTACTCCAACAATATCTACAACTGAAGCAAAATCTTACAACCTGTATTTTAACAATGAGTTGTTCAATCCTCACAGCGGTCACAATGCGGGTGCTGGTGGAATATTGTCTTCAACAGGGTTTAAGGTTAGTGGTGAAACTAATGAACAATTTTTTGATGACGATGGTGAAGGGAATGTAAGATTATATTATTTGACAGGTGGGACTCGAAACTACACAAATTCTACGGCTGGTACAATAAACTATAAAACAGGTGAGGTGAATATTAGTTCTCTAATCATTACTGCAATATCCGATATCAATAGTGTGGCGCAAACTCAAATTCGTATCACTGTAGTGCCAAACTCAAATGATATTGTTGCATTGAGAAACCAAGTTTTAGAACTCGATGTTACAAATTCAACAGTAACAGGAGCTGTTGATAATGTCGCAGTTGGAGATGAAGGAGGTGCGGCAACGTATAGTGCTTCCGGCGCAACCGTAAGTACATCAGGGACGAGTTATTAACAATGGCACCTTTTGATTCTGGATTACCAACAAAAATATCTCCATTAATAGATGGTCAAGTGCCTGATTTTATTCAGGCAGATCATCCTGTTTTTGTAGAGTTTCTTAAACAATATTATAAGTTCTTAGAATCTGCTGAGATTACTATCGACGGCACAGTTGATGATTTGTTATTGGAGACATTTACAACAAGTTATGTGTCCTTGGATGGTACAAATGAGTCAGGATTGGACGGTGGAGATAGAGTTGTTTTAGAGACAGGTTCTGGCACCACAGGAAAATTTGAAATTGGTGAAACCATCACTGGATCGACAAGTAAAGCAACCGCAACAGTTCTTGTTGACGCAGAGGGTAAAGCAGCTTCATGGACTGCTAGACTTTTCATTTCTGCGAACCAAAAGTTTATTGAAGGTGAAACAATAACTGGCGGAACATCTGGTGCGACCTCAACTATATTAACATATAGGGCAAACCCTGTACAGAATATTCAACAACTTTTAGAATATCAAAATACAGATAATACAGTTGATCATTTTTTAACAGCGTTTAGAGATTCGTTTTTGGACTCCATCCCTCTTGCTCTTGCAGATGGAGTATCAAAAAGAAAATTAATCAAATCAATTCGTGACTTGTACGCAGCAAAAGGAACTTCAGAGGGTCACAAGTTATTCTTTAGAATTTTATTGGGTCAGGAAGCAGAGATAGACTATCCATCGAAGTACATGATGAGAATAAGTGATGGTAACTGGTCCACTCCGACGATAATTAGATGCACATCTGATTCCACTGGTGCCATACCGTCAGAGATGGCAGGCCAAACTGTAACTGGAGCATCATCTGGAACTAAAGCTCAAATTATAGGTGTGACCACCTTCAATCAAGGTACAGATTCCGTTGTTGAATTTTCGTTACGAGAGGATAGTATTGAGGGTTCTGGTTTTTCTATTTCAGAAACATTTACCGGACAAACAACATCAACCGATATAATTCAACAGTTCACAGTGCAAGGTATTGTAACAGATGTAACCGTAAACGACGGCGGTATTCTTTACAGTGTCGGAGATGCAATAACCTTTGACACTCAAAAGGGTAATGGTCGGGCTGAGGCAAAAGTTAGTGAAATCAGTAGTGGTTCAATATCGGGAGTGCATATTGAGGAACGTGGTGAGAATTATGCTATTGGAGACTCTTTAAAATTCACACCAGCATCAACTGATGTTTCTGTAGATGATGCGAGAGCATTTGTTTCTGTCGTTGGTGGTCGGTTATCATTAGAGGATTCAACAGCAATCACCCCAACTTTTTTCAATGTAGAAAATGAAACAAACTCACAGTTTGTCAATACAAAAATATTACTAAATGGAACGTCCATAGCTGACGCTGCTGTTGAACCGTATGCTGTTCAAGGGACTGATAGAAGATATAGTGATAGCAGACTTTATTACTATCCACTGTATGTCACTAAGGCAAGAGCAGAGGCAGCAAACACCTCAACTGGACTTGCTCACGCACACGTTTTTGAACAATATCCTGACATAGTTTTTTATATGCCCAGTGATGATCAGAATCATGCGAAGTCAACCTTCGACTCATCAAAGTATGATTTATTTGTGACAAGACAAAAAACAGTTGATGATGGGGATGAAATAGTTTTAGAGGATGATTTTAAACTTCTTCAAGAGGAAGAGTTATTATCTCTAGATTCTTATGGCACAGATACAGATGGTATCATTTTGGAGTCAGGGACTTTCACGGTTGCTGAATCAACAGAGATTAATAGACTGTTTTTTGTTGATGGCGGCGGTGGTTACAAAAAATTACCAACGGTCACGGTGACTTCCTCCGCTGGTTCCGGTGCAGAAATGGTTGCAAATACAACCACCATTGGTGCTATCAAAGAGATTGAAGTTGTTGATAACGGATTCAAATATAACGCAGATGTTCCAGAGGCATCTGTTAACACAAACTTGATATTGAAAGATGTTGATGCTACATTTAACTTTGGTAGTCGATTGACATCTCATACAGGAAATGTTGTTTCATACGACAATTCAGTTCATAAGTTAGTTACTAGTTCAACACCTACCAATAGATTGACAATGGAACAATCTGGTACTTTCAATGAAGCTATTAGATTAGAAAATACTGCGTTTGCAGGAATCGGTGAAGAACAGCATGGACCAGTTAATCAGAACTATAGTGTGCAAGATGAATCAGATGATGGTGTATTAATTGATAATCATAGTGAAAAAGATACAAGGATTACCTTAGAGAATGAGCCAGGTTCTATAGTAATTGATGCTTTTGAAATTGGAAATTATGAACAAATTAGTTTAGAGCAAGACTTAGATTCTCCCGTAGATGTAGGAATTGAACTTGAGGACAGTTTAGTTGTAAAGGCAGATGTATCTGGTAAGATTTTATTGAATTCTCATAGAAGAATAAAATTTGCACGGACTGAACAACTAAATGAAAGAGTGGATTTAGAGGATGCCACTGTAGGTAACAATGTTTTTGGCGAACAACAATCAGGTGGGCTTCTGTATAACTCTAGCATGGATGATGTTGGTGACCGTTTCGACCTTGAGGCTGATACTCCCGGCAGAGAGGGGAGAGGGTTTATTCAGTTTGAAACTGCCACTGAAAGTAGTTCGGGGTTAGGAAGAGAACCTAGACCAATTTTTGATGGAACTGGTTTTAGTGAAGGCGATAGAGTAACATATGAAATTGATACTAGTATAGAATTTGGGAATAATACAGATTCCATCCTTTTGGAAACTTCTGAAAATCCGTTATTTAACTCGGGCAGTTTTCTCATACAAGAGGACACAGGTAACTCTATAGTATTAAATACTAGTGGCGGTATTGATAATGAACTAGATGTTGGAGATAAACTTTTACAACCTGTTTTAGATCGTTCCGAAGCCTCTAATCCTGGCCAATCAATAAAACATGTTAATACTCCAAACTCCAGATTAATCGGTGAGGGATTAGATACTTTTGTAACAGAAATTTCCGATCTTGATAATTTAGGACCTGCTGAATCTGGTAAAAACTTTATCGTTTACGATGAAGTCATCTTTTCTGGTGATGAAGATGGATATGGTTATATAAGTTTAGATGGAACTAATAACCTTAGCGCAGATGCGGGAGACAGAGTATTAAGCGAGCAAGCTGGATTTAATATTCTTCTAGATGGAAATCCATCCGATCCAAGTTTTGAATCTGGTGACATACTTCTTACTGAAGATGACACAGGTGGTGAACAGATAATTTTAAATGCCACTGATAATCGTGCTAGAGATGATGGTGATGAAATTGTTATGGAAGATGCCTTTAATGTTGTAGGTGATTCCATATCAGATGCGGCCGGTGGTATTGCAACAGTTCTTAATCAGGGTACAGCATCAGTAACGGCAAATATTGGAACGACAGCACCCAGACTTGGTAATTATATAAACACCGATAGTCTTGTCAGCGAGGACATCATAAGAATTCAAGATTCATATTTTTATCAAGCATTCTCTTATGAAGTTAAAGTTGGTTCTATTCTATCTGATTATATCAATGAGTTGAAAGCATCAGTTCATCCTGCTGGATTTATTCCTTTTGGTAAATTATCACTGTCATCACAGATATCTGTAAAGATAGGCACAACCGGAGAAAGCACTATTGACTTTACCGGAGACACAGATACGTTTAGTCCAGAATTTGCATCTCTCTTTGGTCTTGTATTTGGTGAGACTTTGCGTATGCATCATGGCGAGGTAAGAGAAGGTGTTCTTTCTCCAGATGGTAGTAGCAGTTTATTTAACTTATTAGTACAAGAGAACGGAACTGCCATAGGTGACAAGCTTTTAGAAGAGACTGACGGCGATGCATTGTTGTTTGAAAGTGGTTTTGAGATTGCGGTGGAGAACTCACCACAACACAGTGACGGTGCTATCCTTTTGGATGCTGGTGTTGGTGGTTCGTTATTATTAGAAACAGCTTTAGGAGAAAATCTAAATCAAGATAGGTCTGTTTCTCATATCACCAAATTGTCAGTTAGGCCAGAGATCACTGCACCTAAAACTGCATATGGTGCCCCGATTGCTTCTGGTGTACCAGCTGGTTCTTTATTCATAGCTCCCGGCGGCATACAACTGGAGGATGGATTGTCCGATGGACTTCCGGCCATCGAAAAAGATAATTTGGTGTTAGATGGTGTTGATAACAATAGCACTGGTGGTGGTGATAAAATACTTTTTGAAGAAGACTTCAATACGGTATCTGGTGTAAAAATCTCTGACTTGGATGGTTTGTCTATAAGTGACTTAGTTGAATTAGACACTGTAGGATTTGTTGAAAATGCTGGTTTAGACTCTGATGGTGATAACATAGCACTTGATGGCACAGATAGCTCTGCATCTAACGCAGATGACAGCCTCTTATTGGACGGCGGTATCGGCGGCGCTGGTGCTGGTTCCAAGTTACTTCTTGATGGTGCTGGGTTTAGAAATTTCAGTGATCCACCAGAGGGTGGAATAATATTTGAACAGAGCTCTGCATCTGAAGAATTAGTATTAGAGGATTTCTTGCAACTTCTCATGGAAGATGGTGCTAACATAGATTTAGAGACGGGAACAGATACGGGTCTTTTAATTGGTGAAGCGATTGGTGTTGGAGACAATAGTGTTAATATAGTCATTGAACATGGTTTGATTGCTGGTGAGAAACTTATCACAGAAGGAAGTAAAATTGAACTTGAGGATGACACATTTGGTGGAACTATTCCACCAGAGAACTTTGGTAATAAAGGTATAACACAGTTTACAAGACAAGCAGTTATAACCACTAGAGACAAAACTAATAGACTCGCACTACAAGATGAATTTGAAATTAATTTAGGGATTGCATTAGAGGACAGTAGCGGAAGTATCAGATTAGATGGAACATCAGCTGTTCTTGACATTGAGGGGCAGATATTACTGGATGGCACAGACTCTGCTAAAAGTGATGAGGGGTCTCTGTTATTATTAGACAGGACAGATGGTGGTGGATCAGATGCGGGAGATAATGTTCTTCTTGACAGCACAGGTGGACGTGATCTTGGTGACAAGTTGATTATGTTTGATACAGTTCGTAATTTTGTTGTTGGTAATGAGGGTGGTTTCTTTTTATTGGATGGGACAGATGGAACTGGCTCTAACGCTGGTGATGAGTTATTGTTAGAAACAAGTGATGATTTTGGGATAGGTGGAACACTTGAATTTATTAATCAAAATACGATTAATTTGGCGAATGGTTTAGATGCAGAAAGTGGTGGTTTAGTATTGCCAGGGTCAGAAGCAGATACTGGTGAGGGTGAAGTTTTGGTAACAACCTTTGATAGCGCTATTGGTACGTTTGATTCAACACAAACAACCTTCGATGCTGCATAAGAGTTATAAATAACATATGAGAGGGATGTAGAAGATGGCAGTACAATCAATAGGAGTAGGCACTAACGCTAACGATGGCAGTGGTGATACTCTGCGTGATGCAGGCGCAAAAATTAATGACAACTTCACTGAACTTTATACAAAGTTCGGTGATGCTAGTAGTTTGAGTAGTGGTATTAGTGCGACTGCAACTGTGGTTACTTTAACAGCTCCAGAAATTAATGGTGTTGTTGCAGGGACACAAACTTCTGCGACCATTACTACTTTGGCGACCACCACAGTAAACGGGACAACATTAAATGCTGGCACTCTTGCTCTTGCGGCGGGTTCAATAACGGATAGCTCTGGTGACATTGATTTTGGAAATGAAAACCTTGTAACTACAGGAACGTTTGGTGCGGGTGTTACCACTGTGGGCAACTTAACATGTGGTTCGATAACTTCCACAGGATCATCTATCGTGTTTGAGGGGGCAACATCAGATGACTTTGAAACAACTGTTACAGTGGTTGATCCGACGGCAGATAGAACAATAACCATCCCAAATGAAACAGGGACAATGTTGACTACAGGTGCAACCGATGTGGTTAGTGGTAACATGATGAAAAGTTCCTCAACATTACTAATTGTTAATTCGTCAGGATCAACTGTAAAAACAGTTATAGGTTCTGGGGTTGCATCATAAATAAGTAAATAGGAAAAACAAATGGCTGCTATTATCACAGAGAAGTTTAGACTTCACAACACTGATCAGTTTGAGGAATCCTTTACGGAGTCTGCTAACAATACTTACTACTTTTTCATTGGAAAGTCCATGCCCTTTACGTCAGGGACAAGTGGTGGATCAGACGCATCTCCTCCGACTCCTCTAGATGGTCCTACTGAAGAATTTTATGCTTGGGATGCAATGACCGCTGCAAAGAAGATTTCGTCAACTAACGTGCAACGTGTTATTCCCAGAAGGAATTGGGCAAACGGTTCCACGTTTGATATGTATAGACCAGATTATAGTTCTTCAAATACTGCAACGTCTGGAGCATCAAATCTGTATGACTCAACATTTTATTTTATGACTGCTGACAATAGGGTATATAAGGTATTAGATAATAATGCTGGAGCAGCGTTTAGTGGAACAGAGCCAACAAGCACCACCACCTCTCCATTTGCGTCGGGCGGATATGTATTACAATACATGTATACTTTATCTAGCAGTGAAATCAATAATTTTCTAACATCAGATTTTCTTCCTGTGACAACAGACTCAACTGTTAGCGCTGCTGCCACAGATGGGGCCATTGACTCCCTAATTGTAACTGCTGGTTCTGGATACACGAATGGGACATATTACGCAGCTGTTTATGGAGATGGAACTTCTCAAGGAACATCTTCCGGTGCGATTGTGAGGATCACTGTTGCGTCTGGAGCAATTCAATCGTTTGGAATGACAGCGGGTACAGATACCACAGTTCATTCTGCTGGTGAAGGTTATACTTTTGGGACTGTTAATCTTTCGTCAGGTTTTACCTTTTCAGATGCATCACTGGCAACTGCTTCAGCAATGGGTGGTTCTGGTGGTTCTATTGAAGTCGTTATTGGACCGAAGGGTGGACATGGTTCAAATGCGGTAGAGGAACTTGGTGGTCATTTTCTCATGATGGCAACGTCACTCAATGCAGCTGAGGGTGATGACGTAACGACAGCGAATGATTTCCGTAATATTGGTATTGTAAAAGACCCAACATCTTTTGGAACAACGTCAGTTGCAACGGATGCCACGGTAAGACTAACATATGCACTTAAACTGTCGGGTGTGTCCGGCACGTTTGATGGAGACGAAAAAATAAGTCAAGCATCCACAGGAGCTATTGGTAGAGTTGTTGAGTGGGACAGTTCTAATTCCATACTTTATTACCAACAAGAGAGATTTGGTGATTATGGAACAAATGGCACGAACGGTGGATATGTTGCTTTTAGTGGGGAAAATTTGGTTACAGGTGCAACCTCTGGTGCAACAGGAACCCCAGACGCCGCAGCAGATACAGCAGTGACCCTTGCTGGTGGTAACACCATTACATTCACTAATGGTTACGCAAATCCAGAGATGGCTGCAGATAGTGGAGATATCATTTATATAGAAAATAGAAAACCGATCAGTAGATCATCTGACCAGATTGAAGATATCAAGGTAATTGTGGAGTTTTAATAAATGCCCCAAAAAACAAATTTAAATGTTGCCCCGTACTATGACGATTTTAATGAATCTGATAATTTTGTGCGAACACTGTTTCGGCCAGGGTTTGCCATACAGGCGAGAGAGTTAACACAGCTCCAATCGGTTTTACAAAATCAATTGGAGCAGGGATTTAGTCATATCTTCACAGATGGGACTATGATCATTCCTGGCCAAGTAACATATTCTGGAGGTAAAGACGCATTAAGATATGTTAAATTAGCATCAACAATTAGTGGAGAAACTATTGAGTTAGATCAGTTTGTTGACGCTGACAATCCTGTTATTGTCACAGGTAAAACTTCTGGTGTGCAGTTCATGGTGATCGACGTTGCAGCTGCAACATCAACTGACCCAGCAACTTTATTTGGTCATTATATTACAGGTAACCTTCAAGGTACAAGAGATTATAATCAAAATACAGACAGAGATACCCTCCGTGGTGAAGTTCAACAACTTGATGCAGCAGGGTTCGATAGATTTGTTGTTGATGAGGAATTAACTGCAAACGTAGCAATTCAACACGGAAGCACTGCTTTTGCAATTGGGGATGTGTGTCTTAAAACAGAAGCGACAGAGGACACAAGTGTTACAGATGGAAGAGTAACCGGACTTTCAACTCTTGCAAAAATTTCTGAAGGTATATATTTTACCAGAGGACATTTTGTAAAAGTAGATGATCAAATTATTGTTGTAGAAAAGTATAACTCAAAAAACATAAGCGTAAGAATTGGTTTACAGGTTAACGAAGAAGTTGTAACACCAGAGACAGATACCACTTTGTTAGATAATGCACAGGGGTCATCTAACTTTGCTGCGAAGGGTGCCCATAGGTTAAAAATATCTTTAACTCTTGTATCAAAAGCACTTGGTTCTACAGATGATGCTAACTTCTATGAAATCGTTAGAATTAAAGATGGTAAAGCTGAGAAGTTTGCAAGAACCACAGATTATTCAATTATTGAAGAGACACTTGCTCGTAGAACTTTTGATGAATCTGGAAACTACACTGTAAGACCATTTACCTTCCAAATAAAAGAATCGGTAGACGTTAGTGTGGGTGCAGAGAATTTTGAAGGTGCATACACGGTTGGCCAAACTACGGACAAAGGTAATGTTGCATCCGACGACTTACTAGCACTTCAAATATCTACAGGTAAAGCATATGTTAAAGGTTTTGAAATTGAAAAGATTGCTCCAACTGTTCTTGATATTACTAAGGCAAGAAGTTTCAATACTGTAAATGCTGGTGTCACTGCATTTGAGATTGGTAACTATGTAGCAATTACTAATCTACACAGCACCCCAGATATTACATTTATTAGTGGTGAGTCAACAGCATTTAAAGAAATACAATTGTATGACACAGCAATCGCAACTAGAGGAAGTGCATCTGGCACAAAGATAGGTGTTGCTCGTGCAAGAACATATCAGCATCAGTCGGGAGTTGCAGGACAAACAGATGCAGTTTATCGTTTGTATCTTTTCGACATTAGACCATTCACTAGAATTACTTTATCCGATACTCCTAGTCCATCAATCACTTCAGTTGCTACTAATGGAGGTTCAAGAATAACTGGTAACACAAGTGGTGCAACAGGATTTGTGTTTGGTTCTGGAACCACTGGAACAACTCTTATTCTAACTAACGTTGCCGGAACTTTTCAGGCGGGAGAAAAACTTAAACTGTCAAACTCAGCTGAGACAGATCAGTTAATAGAAAATTCAAGTAACGCAGATTTAACTGTTGATAGATTAGTAACGTTTACGTTTGATCAAGTCCGGTCTGTTTTCATGGAGGACCCAGACTCGGGTCAAGACTTTACTGCTGACATAGCACTCACTTCAGTTCAGACCACGGCATCTTTTATTGTTCTTGATGGAACAGATGCTAATGCTTCAGACTCAGAGGATAACATTGTTACGGAACAGGAGGGTATTCCTGTTTCTCTAAACCCTGCAGCATCTGGTGGAACGGGATCAACTGTTAAACAGGCAAAACTAGAAGAGGCTGAGAAAAACTTATCTTTGTTTAAGTTAGCAAAACGTCCAGTTAAGACCTTGTTGACTGCAACTAATAACGGAGTTAGTGATACCCAATTTACTATTCGTAAACAGTTTGTTGCAACCACAAACTCCTCTGGAGCTGTCACTGTTTCTGCTGGTGCAAATGAGACTTTTGTATCCCACTCTGAAACGGACTATACTATATCCATTCTTACTGGTGGTACGGGCTCAGGAAAACAAGGTGACATAGTAAGTGCTTCAACAGGATTTTCTGGCGCTGGCTCTGCAACTCTGACAATCACCAACAATGCTGTTTTTGGAACTGGTGCTAAACTAAAAATAATGGCGACCCTACTGAAAACATCAGTTGTGCAAAAAACAAAGACCACAAAATTGATGAAACAGTTGAAGGTTGTTGCGGGAACAACAGATGCATTTGGAACTCGGCCTTCAGATAAAGTTATATCTCTGGGTAGGGCAGATGCGTTTCGACTTATGGCTGTTTTTGAAGGTGTCGATTCAAGCACTGATGCTGCCGCACCAACTATAAGTTTAACTGATGTTAATGGTACTTTTATTCGTGGTGAAAAAATTGAGGGCGGAACTTCTCAAGCAACTGCAAGAATTGTTAACACCAATACACCGTTAAGTTTGGTTTATACGAGTGGAAATAAAACTTTCGTTGTAGGAGAAGAAATTACTGCTGAAAGCTCTGGTGCAACTGGAACGATATCTGCTGTTACCATTGGTGACAAAAATATCACACCTAACTTCCTATTTGACTCTGGTCAACGAGATAACTTCTATGACATTTCTAGAATACATCGGCGGCCGGGTATCCCTGCCCCCGTTGGAAGACTTTTAGTCATCTATGATTATCTTGAGCATAGTTCGGGTGACGTTATAACCGTAGACTCTTATTCAGACGTTGCTAATCAAATGGACTATGTTGATATTCCAACATACACTGCTACTAAAGTTGATCCAGATGCTCCAGCACCAACTGGTGAGTTTCCGTTGTATAACGTGTTCGACTTTAGACCGACTGTTGAAGATGCAGCAGGAACATCCACTGATGTTTCTTTGGTTGATGAAATTACAGGACACTCTTTAGATTTCTTCCATCGTCAATATGATGGAACAGGTGCGTCTCCTAATAATTTCTTGAAACCAGGCTCTCTTGTTCAAGCAGATTATGAATATTATTTACCTAAGAGAGCAGTTCTTGATCTTGACAAAGAGGGATTTTTTAATCTAACTGAAGGTGAACCATCTGAAGCGCCCGCTCTCCCAGAGATGACAGACGGAGCGATGAAACTTGCTGAGTTATTCATACCGGCATATACTTTCAAGCCAACTGATGTTGTTCTTCGCAGAGAGAAGAACCAAAGATTTACCATGAAAGACATTGGTAAACTCGCAGACCGTATTGGTAATTTAGAATATTACACACACCTTTCTCTTCTGGAAAGAGATGCAGAGAGTTTTGAGATTACCGATGCAAACGGATTGAACAGATTTAAATCTGGATTTATTGTTGATGCTTTCCAAGGCCATCGTCTTGGTGATGTGCAACACCCAGATTATAATTGCTCAATTGACCAAGAAAATAATGAGTTACGTCCTAAAACTAAAAATAAAAATGTTACTCTCATTGAAAAGTTCTCTACAGATTCAGAAAGAGCAAACTCTGGATATCAAAAGACAGGAGACTTGGTAACCCTGCCTTATACAGAGGTTGTTGCTTCAGAACAAGTATACGCTACGAGACTTGAAAGAGTTACACCCGTGCTTCTTTCTCACTGGAATGGTAAAATTGAGTTAAGCCCTTCCGGCGATAACTGGTTTGAGGTAGAGATAGCACCAGACCTTATCATAAATCAAGAGGGTAACTTTGATACCGTCCTTGCAGCAAATAGAGATGCGATAGGAACAATTTGGAACGCATGGCAAACACAATGGTCAGGTGTTGTTCAATCATCATCCTCGCAATGGTGGGAAGGCAATTCATTAGTTGAAAGAACTACACAAACAGTTAGATCAGATCAACAACGAACTGGTGTTCAAACGGATGTGGTAGAAAAAATTGATTTAGAATCTATGGGAACAAGAGTTATATCTAGAGCAATGCTTCCTTTCTGTCGTGAGAACACGATTGAATTTACTGGAACAGACTTTTTACCTAACACACAACTTTATCCGTTCTTTGATCGTAAAGACGTTGCACAGTTTACAAAACCAGCCGAGGGATTTTCTACAAGTGATGCGAGTTTAATTTTTGGAGATGCACTAATCTCTAGTCCCTCTGGTAAAATTTCTGGGACGTTCCAAATCCCTGATCCTAAAGTTGCGGGAAATCCTCGATTTAGAACTGGAGAGGTAAGCTTCCGTCTTACATCGAGTCCGACTAATATTACATCAAAGGACCCCCAGACGGCAGCGGAGGCAATTTACCATGCTGTTGGTGTTCTTGAAACTGAACAAGAAACTATTCTTGCAACAAGAAACGCTGAAGTCGTTAGAAAAGACGTTGTTGAAAATACGGTTGTTTTCTCTAACGTGATTGACCAAAGGCAGATTGGAACAAGACAACCGCCTGTACCACCCTCATCTGATGGAGATGGAGATGGTGATGGCGACGGTGGTGACGGTGATCCACTTGCACAAACTTTCATGGTTGATGATGTTGGAGGAATGTTTGTTACGAGTTGTGATATTTTCTTCCAAGCAAGAGATGATATTTTACCAGTGACTTTGGAACTTAGGAATGTCATCAATGGATATCCTGGCCCAAAGATTATGCCTTTTGGACGGGTCGTTAAGGAACCATCAGAAATAACTTTGACAGAGGATGCAAAAACAGCCACTACGTTTACATTTAAATCTCCAGTTTATCTCCAACAAGGATTTGAATATTGTATCTGTCTTTTATCAAACTCGCCTGTATATAAGGTGTGGATTGCTCGCATGGGTGAGACTGAACTTCAGTCAACTTTGACAGCAACACAAACGGGTGGAACGGCGACGGCTGCAAGTAATCAGTTATTTGCTGAGAGAACTGTATCTGAACAACCCGCTCTTGGTGTTTTGTTCAAATCTCATAATAATAGGACTTGGGCTCCATCTTTGATGGAGGATTTAAAGTATACTTTGAACAGAGCTTCTTTCAATGCTTCCACTGGAAACTTCCCTGTGGTAAACCAAGTAAACCCTGTTAAACTACTTGAGAAAAATCCTCTTATTTTCCAAGACGGGAGTAATGTTGTTCAAGTTAAACACAGAGACCACCAGATGTATTCAACATCCAATAACGTTACACTTGCAAACGTTAAGTCTGGTGCGTCAACAACTCTTGCGTCAGCGATAACAAATGATGCAACGTCCATCACGTTATCCGATGGAACTGACTTTGATAACACGAGTGGTAAATTCTCTAGAGATTCTAGTAACACATATTTCATAAAAATTGGTGATGAGATTATTACTTATCAAACAATCTCTGGTGCAGCGATTACTAGTGCAACAAGAGGGACGAATGGAACCACCGCAGCTGCACATGCAGCAGGGGCAACAGTTGAATTATTCATGTTGCACAAAATTCCATTTACGGAACTTAATACGACACACACCTCTCTTGGTAATATTGGAATTGATGATTACACTATTACAATAACCACCTCTGCTGTGATTGATGGGACTGGTGTCACAAGAGCACAAAATGGTGAAACAGAAGTAACAGCAACGGAAAATATTTTGTTTGATCTTGCACAATACTCAATTTCAAATATGACAGTTAGTGGGACGAATGTCGTGGCCACCAAACAAAATACCACTGGAACAAGTCCTAGTGGCTCTCAAACTTCATTTGTTAAAACAACTAGCGCAAATGCACAGGTAATACCTTTGAATGAAAATGTGTACTATGAAAAACCATTTATTGCTGCATCAGCAATTAATGAAACAAATGAAATGGCTGGTGAAAAATCAATGGAGATAAATTTAGAATTGAAGACAGATTTTGAAAATGTATCTCCAGTTATTGATACAGAGAGAATGACGGTATATGCTATTGCGAACAGAGTCAATAAAATTGATTCTTCTTCTGATGTGTTCCCGTCTTCGGAGTATATTCCATCAACAGAACCAGATGGTGATAACAATGAAGCGATATACTGCACCAAGAAAGCAACTCTCGCACAAGCAGCAACTTCACTGAAGGTATTCTTTGCTGCGAATAGGGATAATGACGCAGAGATTAAAGTATTGTATAAAATACTAAGGTCCGATGATGCGAGTGACTTTGATGAATTGGGATGGAGATTCTTTAATGATGGTGAAGCAATACCTGGCCTACCAGACCAAGCAACTAATCCATCACTTGGTAGAGATGATTTCCAAGAGTATTTGTTTACTGCTGGTGTGACTGATGATGGTATCGGTGACCCTCTTGATCCATTCATTGCGTTTGCGATTAAGATAGTTATGCAATCATCCAACTCTGCCGAACCACCAAGAATTAAAGACTTTAGAGCAATGGCATTGGCGACATAAAATGGATGATTTCGTAAAGGTTAAAGACTCACCTCATTTATCTCGGGATGAGCATTCTCAAGCAATTGTTAATACGGACACAACTGCTTATGAGAGGGCGATTAAAAGAGCAAAGGCAGCTCAAGCACAGAGAGATGAGTTAAGGGAGGCGTCGAGGGAGATAAATACTTTGAAGTGTGAGATGCACGAAATCAAAAGTCTGTTACAACAACTAGTGAGTAAAGAATAATGCCAACAGTTACAGCATCAGTAGTAGGGACAGGAGACTCTTTAGAGACTTTTCGTCAACAGTTTAATAATCTTAGAACGGATGTTTCTGGATTATCATTTAGTTCCACTCTTATTTTTGAGGGATCAGTGGCAGATGATTTTGAGACAACTCTATCCGTGACAAACCCGACTGCTGATCGTACTATCACAATTCCTGATAAATCTGATACGATTGCACTGCTCGGTGATTTGGGAGATGTTGTTCTTCTAAATGGAACGGATAGTTCTGGTACAGATGCCGGTGATAATCTTGTTCTTGATGGTCCGGCAGTTGATGTGGGTGATCAAATTTTATTTGAGGATGCTACGGGTGATCACTTAGAAAATCCAGCGGTTCGCAATGAGGTAGACATTCTTTTGGAAACTTCTACTTTTGCGAAAAAAGATTTTCTTTTAGATGAACGTGATAGCGACAGAATAGAATTTGAGAGTGCAACACAAGACCCTCTTATTGGTGGTCTTTTTGTTCCACCAGCTGGAGGTGGTCCACAGTTTACGATGCCGACTTCTGATGGTCTAGCAAACCAAATTCTAGGAACAGATGGTTCTGGTAACCTTTCTTTCATTAACCAATCTTCGGGACTGTCACTTGCCAATGATGGAAACAATAGGGTCATCACTGCAACAGGGGCTAACTCTGGTAACGGTGAGGCTAACCTTTTATTTGATGGGTCAACTCTTACAGTCACAGGAAATATCACCGTGCCTGATGATGGCGACATTGGTTCAGTCAGCGCAACAAATGCGATACAGATTTCTTCCGGTGGTATTGTAACCTTTGTAGATGATATTAAGATTAAGGATGGCGGTACAATTGGCGTTGCGTCAGCTGCCGATGCTATGACCATTTCGTCTGCTGGTATTGTTACCTTTAAGGATGATATCCTTATTAAGGATGCCGGGACAATTGGTTCTGCCTCTGACCCAGATGCGATTTCTATTGGTTCGGATGGTGATGTAACACTGACTCAAGATTTAGAGCTGCAACATGATGGTGCAACAGTTGCCTTTGGCAGTAATGATGAAATTACAATAACGCATGTTCATAACTCTGGATTAACTATAACCAATACTGTAAACGGTACAGATGACAGTCCTGTTGTACTACAATTGAAATCAGAAGAAGATGCAATTGTTGCCGATGATGTTATTGCTTCTATTGAAATGGCCGCGGGTGATTCTGATGGGACAGATGGTGCGACTGTTGCTGCTGGTATTCATGCAATTGCAGAGGGTACATTTTCTGCTAGTGCAAACGCAACAAAACTAGTATTTACAACTGGTGTCTCTGAGACTGCTGCCGCCTCTGCTACTGCTAAGATGACATTAAGTTCAGCAGGGCTATTGACAATTGCTGATGATTTACTTATTAAGAATAGTGGGACTATTGGCACCGCTGCTGATAGTGATCTTTTAACTTTAGGAAATGGTAATTTGACTGTCGCTGGTACAGTTACCGCTACAGCGGGTTCTACTTTGTTAATTAAGGACTCGGGTGGAAGTACTGTGAAGACTGTGAAGGGAATAAGTTAATGGCGTCTGTTCGTCCTTTATATCAAAGTTCTGGTAATTTATTTGAAATGACTGACGGTGAAATTACCCAGTGGAGGACCATTGCTCAGTTTGGTTATGCTGCAAGTCCAACTGCTGTTTTAACAGTTGTGTCAAACAGTGGTGCGTTAATTGATGGTATGAGCGATACAAGATTACAAGCTGGTTCTGCATCACAAGCAGCTGCTTCATTCGTTGCAGAGGGTAGTACTGCTGAACCAAGTACAGTTACCGTTGCATTTGATAAAATTAATCTCGCATATACTGCAAGTGGAAGTATAAGTAAAACTGCTGATTCTGGCACCAGTTATCCAGTATATTATGACAGCTCAGCAGGAGCAGTTCGAGCGATGAGCCTAACTGATTTGTTGGACACATTTATTCATCCTCAAGTTGATAATATGATTGCTGCAACTGAGTCCGATGCGACAGCAGGAACATATACGATAAACACAGCAACCTCGGTAGGAGGATACACAGAGGTTTCTGGAGCAAACACAGCAGTTTTTATTGATACGAGAGCCAATACGGGTGCATATTCTGCTGCTGGTATTCCAGAAACTTTAGATCAACCCACAACTGTTCAAAACTACTATCTCCATAGAAGAAATCTTTCTGATCCCGGCGATGCTGATAGAACTCCGTTGTTTATTAATGGTGACAATGACTTACAAGAATTTGTTCAGGCGGATATGGATTCGTTACTAGCAGGGTGGTTAAGATTTACAGCGGCACATTCTACTGATGGTTATAAAATAACTTATTCTGTGGGAACATCTGGAAGTGGTAATGTTCGTGGGTCAACAATGACAGATACGAAGTTAGATGGCTCTGGAAATTATCAAACACTTCAAGCCGGAGTTGACGATTATAGATCACAAGAATTTCCCAATGGTTCTGCTGCAACTATCAACTCGTATAATCTAAGAATAAATAAGTCATAAATAGGTGTAGGAGAAATGAATTATGGCATATGAAGGTAAAGAGACTGACGCATATTTTGAGAATGGTGAACCCAAGTTCCCATTTGTTGGTCAAATTGTGGAAGCGTACTACACTGATCCAGAGTTGAAACACATTTGTATTGTTTACAACTATAAAGTTCCAGAAGATGGTGTTCACACAGATCGTGATGGAAACCCTAATGGTGGACAAATTGATACCACAGTTTATAATATTATGATTGAAGATAAAGAAGACGAGCGTCTTCTTGCTTTGTTGGAAGAGTTTAGTTGGGAAGCCATTGACGAATGCACAAGGACTCGTCACGAAAACCATAGACAAGAATTTAGAGATGCATTTCATCGTTACGCCACCGAAAACAATATGTACGGTCATGGACTAGATGCGGGCTTTAAAGATGAAACACAAGGGAGTTTAGAAATATTATTTAATTATGATCCCGATAACTCTGAACATAAAGAAGCGTTGTTCAAATTAAAATTGAGAATGTTTGAGGTGCCGGAAGTGAAAGAGAGTAGGAAGAAAAAAGCAAAAGCTGAAATCCGTAAGTCAGATACTCCAGTTCAGGCTGTAAAGGCATTCGCATCATTCTTTTAATAACATATGAACAAACCAATCTTTATAGATTTTGGTTGTGGTCCAAATACAAAACACTTAATCAGATATAGAAAAAAAGGTTATTATGTAATTTCAGTTGACAGGTCTGAACAAGATTTATATGAAAACTCAGACATAAAAGATATTAGTTATTACGAACTTGTGTCTGACGAAATATCTTTCTTTGACATAACAGACCTTTCAAAGAAAACAAATTATCCAGCTGATGTGTGGAATTGTGGCGCTGTTATGGAACACATTGAACCAAACCAAATAGACCCGTTTCTATATGGCATCAAAAATAATTGCAAAAAAGGATCACGGGGAGTCATATATATAGATTTAACAGATCATTTTGGTGGGTTTGATCATCGTGTTAACCCAGAAAAATATAATCATTTTATTAAAAATGCGTATGAAGAAATAGAGTGGTTCGATATTATAGGAAGACATTTTGAAATAGAAGAGTGGTGGCGGCGTTTTAAATCAAATATTTCTTCAGAGGGTTTTGTTACAATTAGAGGCCCAAAGAATAAATTTCAAATTTCAAACTCTGGTAACTGTATAGCACTCTCATTTTATGTTTTTGTGTGAGGAATTATATGACTGAAAATACAATATTATGTGTTAATTGGGGAGACAAGTACGGTAAAGAATATGTTGAAAAATTGAAACAACAATGCGAAGAAAACTGTTCAATTCCTTTTAATTTTTATTGTCTCACTGATAATCCAGTTAATGATTATGACCTTCTTCTCCCTACTGATTGGGACGATTATGAGGGTAAACATAGTCGTTATAGAAATGAACAAGCTCCATCAAACATGTGGGCGTATAGAAAACTCTACATTTTTAAGATAGGAAAAAGAACAGAGGGCCGTGGTGGATATACACAGTCCATGATCGACTTTAAAAAGATTGAGGGTGACAAGTTTTTATATCTTGATCTAGATGTTATCATTCACCAAGACTTAAAATATTTCTTTGACCTTGATATGGAAAGACCTTGGATAGTTCGGGGTTGGTGGAATGACACAAATGAGTGCCGTAAAAATTATGCTGCGATGAAATCAACACCTATCAATTCATCTGTAATAAGATGGGACAGAGAACAACTCAATAAAATATATTATCACATAGCTAATAATTTAGATGTTTTGTTTTTCACATATCCAACCATTGATAACTATCTAAATCATTTTTGGTATGACATGTTGGATGATGATAAATCATTCTTTTCTGTTTTTCCTCAAGGTGATGTGTATTCATATTATCGTGGTAATATATGGCCTGATGATTTAGAGGAGAAAAAAATAAGATTGGATCACAAAATATGTTTATTTAATAACAGTGCAGAGACAAATGATATTGAGGAGTTGAAGTCGTTATGGTAATTTTAGGAGAGGATGGTTATAACTTGCATTTACAATTTACACCAGAACTAGCAAACGATTGGAAGAACGCCATGTTGGCTTCTGTTGAAGTTCCTTATTTACTTCAAAGGGTAATGACTTCAATGAATGCCTCACAGTTAGAGAGTAAGATTTGGTTGGTTCAAACTCTAAAGGTGTTGGATAATAAACTTGGATTTAATCCTAGAAGGGTTGCATTACTCGCTGGTTGGTTTGGTCAATACATTGTTCCTCTTATGTTCGATACGTTTGATAATTGCAAATGGATTGAAAACTTTGAGATTGATAATGATGTTTCTCCTATAAGCTACAAGTTCAATAAAAGATATAAAGATGAAAACAAATATAAAATGAACATTAGAAATATTATGACAAAACCAATGAGGATAAAAAGTAATCCTAATATTGCTGTTCCCCCAGAGGATATTTTTGATATCGTTATTAATTGTTCGTGTGAACACATGTTCCCGATGTGGAAATTTAGAGAGATGAACGAGAGATTTCATGGGCGACCTTTATATGTTTTGCAGTCATCAAATGCAACACAGCATGAGGACCATATCAATTGTGTCGAGTCTGTGGATGAGTTGATTGAGCAAGCACAAATAAAGGACGTATTATTTTCTGGATCAAAGGTATTGCCGAATGATAGCACAAGGTTTATGGTAATTGGAAAATGAACCCTGTAGAGTGGTGCAGAAAAAATGATGTGTGGTATTTGAAAATAGATTTAGACATTCCAGAGATCATTATTAAAGAAGCTCAAGCAGTCTACGATGAGGGTTTTTTTGTTCCACACCGACTACAAGATGGTGATGAGTGGTGGTCTTCTTCTCTTCATGGATTTGTCCCAGAAACCGATAATGATACTTCAATGGGATGGCATTACACTAAGAATCCGTCTGGTCATGGACTCACTGAAGATACAGTAAAGTGGGGATGGACTGAAGTTGCCGAGGTCGCACCAGAGATGAAGAGGTGGTTAGAAGATTTTCCACACAAACACTACAGGCGTTGTAGGTTTATGTTGATAAAACCAGGCGGTAGTATCACTGCACATCATGACGCTGGAGACGCTAGAATAAATGAGGGCCGGCAGAGAAACATTTCAGCGGCAATCAATCTTGCAATCTATCAACCAGAAAATTGTTACTTGAGAAGAGTCGACACAAAAGAGGAACTACCATTTGAAAATTGCACTGGTTTCTGGTTTGACAATGGGGTCACCCATGAGGCACTAAACAGTTCAGATGAAAATCGTTTTCACTTTATTATTCATGGGGGATCGAATAAAGAGAGAATTGAATTGATGAAACGATCTATGGTGAAACAGTTTGGCAAGAGTGTGTTGAAAGAGATAGCCCATGACTAAGTTGAAAGATTTAAAATGGTTCTGTCCTCAACCATTCACTAATTATGTTTTGTATAGAGACTTAGCGCCACTATCTTGTTGTGTATTAAAAGAGTGGCCACGAAATAAAATAAAACGAAAATACAAAACAAATGATCCTAGAAAATTACACAATGAAGCTGAATATGCAGATTTTAGAAAAGAGTTTTTAAACGGTGGTGGACCACTAACAAATAAACATTGTCAAGTATGCATCGAGCAAGAAAAGCATTCAGGCGAAAGTCACCGAAAAGTTTATCTTGAAAAGTTCATAGAGGAGCATGGTGAGTATAATCAGTATCTAGAAGATTTAGAGAACTACATTGACACAGACATGACAGAACCCCATATCTTAACTATGGAGTATGTTGCACCAAGTAATTTTTGTAATCTAAGGTGTAATATGTGTGGGCCTGCAAACTCTTCATCCTTGGCAAAGGAAAATATAGATATTGGATTAACTAATCTGTTTCAGATGGAAAAATACAAAGATAATCCTTTGCAAAAAATAAAAGACAACGTAGAAAAATATGATGATATTCTTGTTAACTTGGCTGAATTAAAATTAGTAGGTGGAGAAACGTTAGCAATAAAAGATAATTACGACATGATACAACGAACCATAGATTTGGGCGTAAGTAAAAACATGGTGTTGAAGATTACTACAAACGGCACTCTGACTCCCAAGTTTGATGGTAAAGATATATTTCATTACATCCCATATTTTAGAGGATGCACTATGACAGTATCCATAGAATTTTGGGGCAAGAGAAACAATTATCTAAGGTTTCCATCAAAATGGGATGTGATAATAAACAATGCTAAAAGATTTGCTGAATGTCCAAATACGAACGTAATGTTTGCAACCACAGTGAATGCATTGAACATAGGATACATGCCTGAAATTTCATGTGGAGTTAAGGAGTTGATGAGTAAGTGTGATGAGCCATCAGTAAATTTTAAAGAAACTTTTTCAATTCCTAAATGGTCATGGGCTTCTGGAAGTTTAGTGTGGGGTGAGGGAAATGAATACGCAGTGACAGCTTTACCGTTGGACATTCGTGAGCAATACATGGAAAAATATTTTGATTTCGGACCAAAGATAAAAGGAGATTATAGTCATTTTCAAAAGTTGTATGCGTATATGGAAGAGATGCCCTTTGATGAAAAATTACACAAAGAGATGATGACAAACGTTCAATTGAGAGATAAGCACAGAGGAACTTGTTTGGTTGATGTGTTTCCAGAGTGGGAGCCATACTATGAAAAACTTTGAAGAATTTAAATTGTTGTGGGAAACACAAAAATCGAATCGTGTGAGTGATGAACTTGATCATTTAATTTTTGTTGTCGCATACCCAGATAATTTAGAATGGAGTTTCATAATTGAAAAGCAAACTCAAACAACTTGCTTGCAAACCTCTGGTGGTTCCACTGGTGCGGGAACAGGACATAGACACGTTCTGTGTTATCAAAGTGAAGTTAACGATGTTCTAAGAGAGTGTGAGCAGACACACGCAATGATTACTTGTGTCGGGATGACATTTAATATGATTGTGCCGCAAACGTCTATAACTAGATTTTGTAACTGGGCTGAGACTGATGAATACTGTAGGGCACACATTATATCAAGGCCTAATAAAAAAGCATATCTACATCATCAACACATAGAGTTGAATCTTGTCAAATGGAAAGAGCATGGCGCTCCAGATATATTTGAAAGATGGGAGAATTATGAAAGGTCACCAGAAAATTTTCATGATGATTATACCCCGCCATGGATTAAGGTTGACGAATTACCTTTGATTAAAAATTTTACTGAACAAGAAAGAAACATAAAAGGGTTCGCCTATCATATGGAGAATAGAACAGAAATTCAAGATCAGAACTGGAGAAAGATGGCCCATAAATCTTTTGGGTGGAGAGATCGTATCGACCAAAGTGATAGATATTTTGAGTTGCTTATGAATAGGATGACTGAAAAATTCTACGCAGAAAATACGGAGAACTTGGGTAAAATACCAGACGGAAAGTTTGACTTAATCTTTACTCCTACTGCTGGTTATAGTGGAGAGGTTTTTGCAGATAGATTAGATTTTGATGGTGACGTTGTATTTTATGATTACTGTGAGGAGAACATAGAAATAAAACAAAATATCGTTGAGATGAATATGAGTTTTGAAGAGCTTGAAATATATTCTAGATTTAGTGATCATGATATTGTGTTTACATCCAATATACCAAGACACTATGTTGTATCTGAAAAATTAAAAAAAAGAGTGGAGACATTTGGTAGCTTTGAGGAATGCAGAAAACTACAAAAAAATATGGTAGAAAATTATAATATAGAATATTGGATCATGGATATAATTAATCCAGACTATGGAAAGATAATTAATAAAATCAAAGGTAAAAGAGTTTTCTTTGATCTAAGTAATATTTTTAGCTATCACACTAGTCATGTTTGTTATACCTTAACAGAGTTGGTTGAGAGTTTAGATTGTCTGATTGAAACATTAAGTAACAACACAGAATATTTTTTCATTAGAGGTAAAAAACCCACTAAACAGAGTATGCCGAATGAGAAAAAGTGATTGTACATTTACAAGACTAAATGAAGAATATAATGCTTTTGATTTTTATGAAGAGAAGTTAGAGGATAACTTTTTGGAATTTACGTTGGAAGAACTTGGTATGCCTTCAGCTGAGGAGTTATATGATAAAACACTAAAGATTACAGATGAGATTGGTGGAATAAGAGGTTGGAGAAAGGTTGATCTTGAGTCAGAAAAATATAGAGGGTTTAGTATTTGTATAAATGAAAAGGGGGATGACTATCTACAAAGTCCGTATGCCAGTCTTGGCCATCCAGAATTAAATTGGACATATTCAAGAATGAATAATCCTAATCCGCCTTGGGAAACAGACAAAGATACTTACTATGATACATACGGTTTGTCTACGGTTCACCCGATAGTTAAAAAACATTATGATACATTTTTAGAGTGTGTTGACCTACCGCCCACGAGGTCAAGAGTGATGTGGGAGTATCCTAGACACGAGCAGGGGTGGCATGTAGATGAAGTGTTGTGGTGTGCCATAAGATTTAATATACCATTAGTTACTGAGCCTTCATATGTTTTAGAGATTGATGGTACAGACGAATATGATAATTCTTTAACATTAACTAAACATCTAGAGGTTGGTAAGGTTTACATGTGGAATACAAGAATAAAACATAGAGTTAGAGATATGGGTGGAGCAAAGAAACCAAGAGTTCACATTGTGGCGGCGTTCATACCTTGGTTTGAGAAAGATAACAATGATTGGAAACCAAATAAATATTTTGGTATACAACCTTTAGATATGATAAAATCAAAAATGATTTTTCCTTATGCGCCATGAAAATATTTGCAGTCAGAATAGGAGAGAAGTACGGTCCAGAATACGAAACGTATTTAGAGAAAAAACTTTCTAAATATGAGATTGTGTGGGTAAGAGAGCCATATGACTCTAGGGTTGAATTGCAATGGA